CAGTTGATCCACTTGTTCCACTTGTACCACTTGTTCCACTTGTTCCACTTGTGCCACTTGTGCCACTAGTACCATTTGTTCCACTTGTTCCATTTGTACCGTTTGTTCCATTTGTTCCATTTGTACCGTTTGTTCCATTTGATCCACTTGATCCACTTGATCCACTTGTACCACTTGTACCACTTGTACCACTTGTACCACTTGTACCACTTGTACCACTTGTACCACTTGTTCCATTTGATCCACTTGTTCCACTTGTTCCACTTTTTCCACTTGATCCACTTGATCCACTTGATCCACTTGATCCACTTGTTCCACTTGTACCACTTGTACCACTTGTTCCACTTGTTCCACTTGTACCACTTGTTCCACTTGTTCCATTTGTACCATTTGTACCATTTGATCCACTTGTTCCACTTGATCCACTTGTTCCACTTGTTCCACTTGTACCGCTTGATCCACTTGATCCACTTGATCCACTTGTTCCGTTTGTACCACTTGTTCCGTTTGATCCACTTGATCCACTTGATCCACGTGTACCACTTGATCCGCTTGATCTGCTAGTACCACTTGATCCGCTTGTACCACTTGTACCACTTGTACCATTACTTCCTGAAGAACCTGATTTTCCACTTGATCCACTCGTACCATTTGATCCACTTGTACCACTTGTACCACTTGTACCACTTGTACCATTAGTGCCATTTAAAATGGCACTAGTACCGCTTGTACCGTTAGTACCATTTTCGCCACTACTGCCGCTAGAACCAATTTCTCCACTTTTGCCGCTACTACCTCCTTTTCCATTTGTACCACTTGATCCACTTGTTCCGTTTGTTCCTGAAGATGTGCTTGTACCGCTGGTGCCGCTTATAGTACTTTCGCCGCTGGTACCAGCTGAACTTTTTGATCCACTGCCGCTAGTACCACTTGTGCCTGTTCCAGATGTACCGCTTGTACTTATATCGCCGCTTACACCTATGATGTATCCGCATGTATCAAAAGAAAAAGTTATCGTAGCGGTATTATCATTATTTAAAACTATTGTTTCTGGTATTAACTGGTTAAAATTTTCATCGTATGTTTGAATTAATACCAGATCCGAATTTAAATTATGATCAAATACCCAAACTTTTGCTTTTTGATCGCAGGGTATTTGTTTTGTTGCAACATTGTTAAAATATCTAAAACTAGTTCTGCAATAAATGATTTTACGTAATTCGTCTATTATTTTAAGAAACAGTTCTGTAGTAGGATCTTTAAAAGTCGCTGTTAATTTTTTGTAGTCATACAAAGCATTATCCAATTTTAATGGAGAAACTTCGCATGTATCTTTCTTCAATGTTGACATTTCTTATAAATATAACGAAAACAACTAAGTAGCGCCTACATAGTGTTAAAAAATATAAATATTGAGGTTATTTATTTAAACAGAGAAATTGGTATTCTTCTCCATTGTTCTGTGCTATAAATATAAAAATAATTGCCGTCATAGCTCACCCATCCATCTTCTCCATAATCAGAAGATTGATATGGTACTTGATGATAGAATTTATCAGGAAATCGTTGAAAGATTCTAAAGGCCGTGTTTATTGGTCTTCTATTAGCGGTGGTATAGATAGGATTGCCATTGCAGTCATATCCACTTATATAAGTTTGGCTACTATAATCATAATCGAATGTAGAGATTTCTCTTTTTAACCACCCAGCTGGATATTGGTATACATAAATATACTTACTATCATATGCTAACCATCCATTTTCACCATAATCAGTAATAGATTTAGGAGCGGGGTGAAATGGCGTATTTACTATATTTTGATAATTTGTCTGTATTTTGTTATAACCATCCAAATTGGTTATTTCATTTGTCTTTAATGCCATTGTACCTTGACCGGTTACATCGGTATAATCTAATGGACTATCTTTTAGATTGCTATTGTTTTTAATAACATTATGTTCAATTACACTCATTTCCGATGCATTAGCTACTGCATTTTCTTGTAACATTATCTTTCTTACAGTAAATAGCTTTTGGGTAGTATTTTTTACCCCGTTTAAATTTGTTATATAATTGTCATTTAACAAGTAAGCATTGACATTTACATCGAATGTTGTTTTGATATTACGATCTTCACCGTCGTTAACTTCTTGTTCGATGGTGTAACTATCTATTCTAGCTCTAAATTTAAATCTCTCAGCGTCACCCCAGTAGTCTTTAGCTGCGTAGTTTATTTGTTCCAATAGTTTATTATTTTGATCTACATAATCAGTCCAAATAATACATTCGTATGTTATGTTTACTTGAACCGGTAAACTTACACTATAAATTTGTTTAGTTGGTTTGCTAGCAAAAGCACCTTTATTCATTAGATCAAAACGATCATACTTGTTCTTTTCACTATAATTCATTATAGTTTCGTAATTTAGATAACGATTAAAGGTTGCAAGTTCTTTGTTATTTTCAACACTTTTTCTACGAACCATTATGGCTGGCAACAATATTTTACCTTGATTATCCCTAATATGACCAAATTTTTTCATAGCAAACCATCTTTCAGGATTGCCATATATAACTGGTACTTTTACAACTTCACCATTATCATTAACTTGAAGTCTGAGTGTATCATTCAAAGTATTAATAATAGCTGTATCAATATCCAATAGAGTGACCGTAAAATTTTTCTGTTTATCAGTATCACGTCGAGTTGCATTGGCTCTATTATAGAGCTTTGTACTATCTGATTGTGCTGATGCGTTTTCAATCGGATTTGGCGGCGGATTTACATTAGTATTTGGACCCCATGCCATAAATTATGTTTGTCTTTCTACGAGGTTAAGTTTGCTTAGTCTTGTATAATGAGTATTAACAATTAAACTCAAAGACTTGTCTGGATGTCCGCCCAAGAATTGTTCTTGGATAACATTATCAATTTCGTAATAACGTTGATTGTACAAAACCAAATCGCCAATTTCTGGAAAATAGTTGGTGGTAATACAATCACGTTCTCTGAATCTATAAACAATGTCTTGTTTTCTATCAGGGCCATAACCTTGATTTTCAGTATTAATATCTTCACGTTGAACAAGACAACTTAAATCAATACCCGAATAGAAAACCTTGCCTTTGTCACTGCTACTTTCACCATAAATATTAGTATTGGTTTCATAAGCAGCAATCTTAAATACTTGAACAACACATTCAATTATATCTCCTATTAATTCAGAATTTACACTACCCAAGAAGTTCACGTCTCTTGGGGAAAAATATCTACCAGGCGAATAGTTATTATTATAAATGCCAACGTCTGTGCGAGTTGATGTCCAATATTGTTTAAATTTTGGATCAGTTTTTGGATACTGTGGAGATACAGGTGCAGCCATATGTTTTACCCTATATAAATATGAAGTGGGACTCTAGCAAGCATCTTATTCATTTCTTCACTTTCTTTTCCTTTATTTTCCAATTGATTAACACGAAGTGTCTTTTCCAACATATCTCTTAACTTTTCAAGCAATGCATCTTTTTCTTCTTTGGCTTCAGAGCGTAATTCAGCACCATCAAGAGTTACTTCTCCGCCAGGAATTGGCACCGTACTATATTTTTGAAGAATGCGACCCAATGTTTCCTTACACAATGATAAGAAATATTTTTTAATCCACTGTTTACCAGGCTGATTAATTTTACAATATGTGCAGTACTCGTATGGAATATCACTGGGATCACTAATATATTCATAACGAGATCCACTATAAAAGTTAGTGATATCACGTTCACTTTCAACGATATAATCTATATATACCTTGAAATTATCATTTGGGATTGGAAATATTCTTAACTTGTTATTACCTAAAATTTCAAAACTGTAAGCGCTTTTACGAACCATATCATTGAATTCAATTGCCTGTACACGTTCTAAATCTTCGAAAATAGGAGTCATTAAGAATTGTGTAGCTGGACTATAAGCACTAAATCCCATTTCACTGAGTACGTTGCTGTAACTCATACCTGTCATACTAAATGGATCATAAATACGAGCAATCGCTGGTGGTCTATTATGAAATACTCTTTTTACTTCAATGCGAGACCCAGTTAAATGTTCAATATCTTGTCCAATTAACTTATTTAAGTCATAAACCTGATGAGTTTTGCCTGGATTGATACTACCACTAATAGTAACATAGTTACGTTTAACTTCATATTCGCCGCCAACAAGTGCTTCGGCTCCATATTGTTTGCTCAGTTGAACTATAAAAGGTAAACCGGTACTTTTTATACCCATCCCCGTTAAATTTTTATATTTATTTTGAGGTAATCCCTGTAAATCAACCATATTGTTAACAATATTAAATTCATTAACTACACGGTTATACTCCAATACAGATTCTTCAAAACAAGCGTAAAAATTAACATCGATCATTTCTATATCAACAATTGGATACCCCAGCCGTTTTGCTGCCCACATCGCACTGCTACTACAATCATTTGCAAATGTGGTTTCAGCTCCAACACAACTTTCGTTTAGATAATAGCCAAATGGCACCGTGTTTATATTAACACTGCTGCCACTCCCGGGCCATCTTACCCTATCTTGGTCTAAATTAGCACTCATTAATTATAAATATCTTTAGAGTAAGATAATACAATTAAATTAGTGGATTAATAACCAAGTACCTACTACATCTGCTCTATTTGCACTATCGTCGCCGTCACCTGGTTTAACTATAACATTCCACTTTGGTTTGTCTCCCACAGGAATTTTCATCATTTCATCGTAGGTAATGACACTGTCTTCAGAAACATTATACTTTAATGCTAACTTTTTCTTTAAAATATCAATAGCGGCTGGGGATTTATAAACCAACTTTTTAATTGTTTTATTTGGCTTATCTGGATCTGGTACTTCTTCTCTATCAACTAAATCAGCAAACATTTGCTTTGGTACTACAGTTGAATGTTTAGTTGTTTTAAAATCGACTTGTTTTTCTTGATCAGGTTTTGCACCCGCGCTAAAATTCATCTTGAAATTGACTGGTTTATCACCTTTAGCCACATCTGCCATTTTAGTATAAGCGTAAAAGTCTACGTTGGGAAATGTTTTTGCAACACTATATGCTAGGTTTACATAATCAGGACTAAAGAAATCGCCTGAATCATGCCATCTAATCACAGTTTTTACATTTTTCTTTGAATTTTTTTCAACTGCTGCACGAATTTCGTTTGATAACATATTTTTATAACCATCCGGATCGTTCAACAAAAAGTTAAGTTGTCTTGTTTGCGATGTGTTAACTGGTACGTATTGTACATAACCGCCTTTTTTAGCATAACAATAAACTTTGCATGCACCTGCGCCTGGACACGTATTTATGATAACAAATTTTTGATTCTTTTCGTCATAACCAAGTCCTTGTAAAGCTGGCAATCCTATATTATAAAACTGAGTACTTTCACCGCCACTGTGTGAAATTTTTTCATTTTGTTTTAAAATCTTATCAGGACGTGTGGTGATATGGGTTTTTAGTTTGTTTAAATCAAACCTACGACCACTTGGATCTACAATTTGTATCTCTCTGGCAAGCTTTGGATGTACATATGGATACTTGAATTTATCAGTTGGATCTTTTGTAGTAGTATACTTTTGTTTACCTTTTTTATCCAATTTAGGCAATCCAGTTTTCTTATAAACTGCAGGTTGACCGGCCGATCTGTCTAAATATCCTTGTAATTCATCGGATGGCAATTCTGTGGTGCCAGCGCCTAACATATCAGCTTCGTCTAATTCTTGTGCAACAAATGAATCTAATGACTGTACAGCCGATGCTGGTAATCCTAGACTTTCATACATTTTAACTTCGGTTAGCAAATCGATTAATTTCATGTGTGTTTTATTATTTTTACTTTTAAACTACCGTTGCCTTTTATACACGGTGATACTTTTCTTTGAGTATAAATATAAGTTTTATTATAAAAATTAATATTTATATTATATGAGCATTAAAAAACAACTGTTTTATACTATTGTAATTTTGATATTAACAGGATGCATTTCTTCAGCTGTCAAATCAGCGAAACAAGTTACTGTGGCACAAGATGCCGTCACAAAACAAGAAGCCAAAGTAGACAATACAATGGTAGAATTAGAAAAAGTAGAAAAAGGTAAACTAGTACAAACTTCTTCTTTATCAATTGGTATTCAACACTCGTTAAATCAAGTAACCAATACAACTATACAAGTAGAAACAGCAAAGTCTTTAAATGAACGAGTAATTTCTATCGTTGGGTCTCCACATATAGATGAAATTAAAAGAATTAAAGCTACAGTCGATCTCCTTAATTCTCAAGTAGCTGAAGAACGAAAAAAAGGCGATCAATTGTTATCACAACGGGATGAAATCATAAACAAATTACAAAAAGAAAAGTCTGCTCTAAAAGAAAAATATGATGACGAATTGTGGCAAATGACCGATAAAGCAAAAGAAATTGCAAAAGAAGCTGATCAAAGTAAGGCCACGCTTGATACAATGAGTGGTATGTTTGGATTAAATGCTGTATTCTGGGGTTTAAAGAAGTTCTTTATTAGTGCAATGACCGCAATTATCATATTTGTTATAGTATTCGTTATACTTAGAATATTAGCAACAGTACATCCAGCTGCTGGCGCAGTATTTAGTATATTCAATATGATCGGATCCGGACTATTAAGTTTGGTAAAAGCATTAACTCCACATGCATTTGAAATGTCTAACTTTACTTCAAAAGACAAAGTTGATGAATTTAAATCTCCACTTGTTAAAATAGTTGATGTAATACAAGAACTCAAAGAAAAGCAAAAAGAATCCCCGGACAAGATATATCCATTAAATGATGTGTTGAAGAGATTTGATAAAGAAATGGATAGTTCTGAAAAAGAATTGATTGATGATATCTTGAAAGAACAAAAATGGAGAAAGTAAATTATTAATTATATTTATTATATAATTGTTTTGGATTGTTAACGAATGTTATGTGTTAATAACCTAAAACAAATATGGACACAAATACAACCCACGTAATATCTCAACAGATATTAGAATCAACCGCACAAGATATGACAGGCAAATATGTCTGGCTTTTTATAGCCGGTCTAATTGCTTTAATGTTTAAATCGAGCATAGAAAAACTAGCAGCTGCACTGTTTATGTTTATTGGCTCTGATTATAAAGAAGATGATGTGGTATACGTTGATGGTAAACCAGGCAGAATTGTTCGTGTAGGACTTACCAAAACAGTATTTTTCATATATGACGTAGTAGATGGTAAAGTTGTAGGTGGAAGTAAATTAGTTATTCAAAATGAAAGACTAGCTGGTCTAAATATAGAAAAACCACTACCTCAATTGGATTTGAGTCGTTTCAAAAAAGAAGCTAAACAAGACTAATTTACTAAATGAACTATGGCTATTAATATTTTTACCCACATTAGAAGGGGTCTATACGATAACGTTTATAATTGTATAGAAAAAGAGAAAGTGGACGTTAATCAAAGAGATGACGATACAGGCAACCCGCCACTAGTTGTTGCTGTAGAAGAAAATCAAATAGAAATTGTAAAACTACTACTAAATCACGGGGTAGACGTTAATTGTAAAGATTGGACCAGTAAAAATACAGCATTAGATGTAGCTGAACAAAAAGGTTTCAAATCTATTGTAGAAGTACTACAACAAAGAGGTGCTAAATATAGTAGTGGTAGCAGTTTCCATTTAGCTGCAAAGAACGGTGATATCGTTTCTATTGAAGAAATGTTGGATAAAGGATGTGATATCAATGAAGTTGACGCTGGTAAAGGTTGGACTGCACTACATTATGCCGTCAATTATGGACAAAAACACTTGGTTGAATATCTAATCATTAAAGGTGCAGATGTCAACAAGAAAGATTTCTTGGGTAAAAACAATCCAATTGATGTGTTGTCTAATACAAACAGAGGCGAAATAGTCAGACTATTGAATAATTTTGGCGCTAAATCCGCTGGTGGTATAAGTATTCATTTTTGTGCTGAAACTGGTGATTTTGAGGGCGTACAAGGATTTTTTGATAAAGATGGTAGAGTTAATGTCAGAGATGAAAAGAATGGCTGGATGCCATTACATTATGCCGTTAACGCTAACGATGTTGATATGGTTGAGTTTTTGGTACATTTGGGAGCAAATGTTAATGGTGCAGATTTTAAGGGTGAAATTGCTCCGTTAGACATTGCATTTAAGACTGGAAATGTAGAAATGCAAAGTTATTTACAATCCAAAGGTGCTCAAAGAAAGAAGAAACACGATACAGGCGGGGGTGGTAAAGATGTAACTGTCTATATTACGGATGAAGTCAAGAAACAAATAGCTTTGTTTATTGAAAAACGTGAAAGAGAAGAAGCCGCAATAAAGAAACACGAAGAAGAACAAACCGCAAAAGAACCAAAGAAAAAAGATGCGCCAGTAAAGAAGATTAACTGGAAGGATTTCTTGAAGTTAAAGAATGTGCCAGTTGTAGAAAAGAAAGAAGAACAAAAGAAGGTTGAAGTGCCAAAGCCTGTAAAACCTATTGTTAAGAATGTTGAAAAGGTTGATGTGGAAGTGAAATCAGGTAGACTACAATTGGATACAGAACAAGAAGGTTATATATTCTTTATGGATATTGTAGCTTATAGTAAAAAGACTACAGATGAACAAAAGAAAGCTTGTAAAGACTTGGGTACTTTGATTAAAGGTACAATGCAATACAAGACAGCTAATGCTCTTGAAAAGTTAATCATATTACCTACCGGCGATGGTATGGTAATGGGTTTCTTTACATACTTAGAAGACGCAATGAATTGTGCGGTTGCTATAGCTAAATCAGTAAAAGATAGACCAGACTTACAAATGAGAATGGGTGTACATTGTGGTTCTGTAATTCCAATGGAAGATATTAATGGTAATTTGAATATAAGTGGTGATGGTATCAATTATGCTCAAAGAGTAATGGATGCGGGTGAAAGTAATCATTTATTGGTTAGTTCAGCTGTAATGTTAAAATATGATAGACCCGCGTATGTATTAGTGAATGATTTAGGTGATGTAGTTGTAAAACACGGTGTAGTGATGCACTTGTATAGCTTACACGGTAGTGACTTTGGCAACAAAGCATTTCCATCAAGCAGAGTAACAAAATCAGAACCAACAACAAATAAACCAGTATGAGAGTAATGCCTTTGGTAAGACAATATCATCCAAGTATTATAAATACTGACTTGGATGTATATAAAATAAAGGATAGAGTTATGGCCGCTCCTGTCAATAATCATCCAGAACCATTTCAGGTAACTGATAGACTAGGTGTGAATCAAATTAATAATACTAAAATTAGAACTGTGGTTTATAATTCCAAAGGTCTATTTTACATAATATAACTCTTGACAGTCGGAGTTATATTGTTATAATGAAATAATGTCGGAGTATTTTGACCCCTCATTAATTTACCTCAAAAGCATCAATAAGAACGTTGCAAAAACTCTTATTGAAAAAAACCACTATACACACAAATGGTCATTGTGTACTGTAGCTTATGGAGTTTATTATAAAGAGTATATTGAAAGTACTTTCTTTGGTGGTTTTAACGAACGCCTGATAGGTGTATTAGTATATGGAAACGCCGTGGGTAGAAATGCAAGTACCAGCATATGTCCACTACTTACTAATAACAATGTGTTGGAATTAACACGACTGTGGATTGAAGATGGTTATGGTAAAAATATAGAAAGCTATTGTATAGCTGAAAGTTTCAGATTGTTAAATAAAGAATATCCACACATTAAATGTATTCTCAGTTATGCAGATAGTGAAGCTGGACACACCGGAACAATATATCAAGCAACTGGGTTTTTATATCAAGGAGACAACTACGTGGATATAGCAATAATGCCTAACTATAGTGTTAGTTTAATTGGTCCGACTCAATATGAATGGATACATAGTAGAAGTGTATATGCTAGATGGAAAACACACAGTGTAGATAAATTAAAAGAACGTATAGGTAGAACATTTTGGCGTAAACGTGAAAGTGGTAAACATCGTTACGTCAAGTTTATTAACAACAAGATAGAAAATAAGAAACTGGTTAAATCTCTAAAACATAAAGTTCTACCTTACCCCAAAGATACTTCGTTCAAAGAAGAAGTACAAGAAATCGTTGTAACATCTACCAACGAATTTTTCGAATAATGCAAGAAAAAACCCCCTACCTTTCGGTAGAGGGTTTGTTTTACTCAAATTTATTATGGTTTAATAATTTTACCATATGTTTTTTTGAAACGAGAAATAGCATCCAAATATTTATATTTGTTGAATGGTGTAGCACTTTGTAATTGACTTATTTCAGCAAGATCGGTTTCAATATCTGTAATATATTCTCTGAAACTACTTAACATATTTTTTGGAAGCACATACTGTCCCAATTTTAAAAATTTCTTAAGCATATTAACAGAACTTTGCATTTCTTGAACAGTAACAACTTGGCCCGGTTTTGCATCACTATAATCTAGATCATTAGGAGAGTTAATTTGCATATCATCAAATTCAGCTTCATTAATTACTTCCTTGATTAGTTTTTTTAATTCTTTTTTAGTCATATATAATATATATATTAACGTTTTTTATTTAACCAACTTTTTTTTATATGAACCACTTGTTTTTCACGATTGGAATCTTTATAAAGATCAATAGCAAGTAGTATTATATAAGCCATAGAAAGTACAGCAAAGATTGGGAATAGATATGGTCTTATTATCTCCACATTTGATAACTCGGCATTTTTTATCGTTGTTAGATTATCAAAGTATTGGCTGTTAAATTTATCCGACATAAATTTATAAAAATCTCTATCTGTTGTTTTATAAAATTGATATAGATATGTTCCCAGAATATTTGCACCTGTTGTAGCAGCAAGTGCGCCTGTGATTTTGGACCAATAACTGTTGCCAGGCATTCTATCGAAAAAAAACATAATTAAATCACCAAGATCCCCACGATCCGAACCCTCTGAAATATTAGTATTTGTTGTGGGTAGTTTATTACCAATATTATTTATAAAATTATTAATACTCTGTTTATCTTGGGGATTTACGTCCAGTGATTTAGCAATATTTTGTCCTTCTGGACTCATAGCAAAACTTTTAGCTGCAGCTTTTAAATCAGATATAATTGATTTCCATTTATCTAAAAAAATAGATTCAACTAATAAATTTTCACTGGGAGTATTTAGTTTAAACACATTTCCCCCAACATTTTCAAATAAGCGATCTTTATACATATATTATAAATATAATCTCGAAAAAAAACTAATATTTTCTTTTATGTAATTTAATTGTGGTTAATGATACTCCATACTTCTCACTCAATTCGTTGTTGCTAAAACTACCACTCTTTAAATCATCAATAAATTCATTCTTTCTAAGCGCAAAATTTCTCTTTTGTTCACTAATCTTACGTTTCATCTCATCACTCATAGCACCACGCTTTTTGCCTTTTAATCCATTGTCATAACTGTAATTAATATTACGATTAGCCAACTTGTCATTTCTCTCCTTATACTTAAGTGTACCACTCTCAGCGCCATACTTGTCAACAAACCACTCCAAAGTATAACGCCCTACAGCACGTTCACGTTGCCTTTCTTTAGCCTCATCACTATGCTTTTTACCGTGCATAGGATTTCCTTTACCTCTATGTAAAACACTATATTTTTTTCTCCATTCTTCAATTAGCATTTGTCCTTTTGGATTGTGAGTAAGTGTATCTCCTCCGTTTGATGTAGGATTAATATTATATCCGATTTCTTTCATATGTGGTTTAAACATATCTAAATAAAATTGTTCTCTAACTAATAGATCACTTTCATTTGTTATTTCTATGATTGAAAACTCAAAACTTTCTTTACCATAAAAATTCCAAGCATTTTGCAATTTATTATTTATATGATACCCACCATTTAAATGTTTCTTGTGTTCGTTCCATCTAAATTCAATATCTTTAGATGAACCGATATAAAATTTACCATTTTTAACATTTGTTATTTTGTATACGCCACGTTTCATATAATATAAGTATACACAAGTTCTATGGTAATGTCAATTATTTTTTATTAATGCAAGAAAAAACCCCAACTTTCGTTGGGGTTTTTGAGTTATTTTATTTCTACTAAGTATTATACGGTATCGAGATCACCGATAATAACTTTTCCATAAAATTCCGGACGAACGACCTTCTTAGCGTAGCGTGTCATTACACCTCTACGTGGAGTGAAGTTCACTGGATCATAGACCAATGGAGTTTGGATTAGTGGGATACATGGCGCATATACAGCACCGGTTTCTAGGAAGTTATTTCCACGGAAACCAACCAATACAACGTTATCGGTCATATATGGGTTCTTATAAACTTGGAAGCGACTTGCGAAGCTACCAACTCTTGCAACACCCATTGCGAACTTAGCGCTATCACCGTCGGTATTTACTACATATCCTGGGATTGATTCCAAGATGGTTGCTACGTCTGGACTTACGACCAAGAAGTTAGCACCACCACGGAGGGTCAATTTTTGGATTGTGTTAGATACTTTTTTAATCTTGTTACCAAGAGTTTGGAACCAAGTGCTCTTAACGTAAGCTGTACGATTTGCAGAAGCATTTGCGTTACGTGTGAAGACTGCTTCACCAGTAGTTGCATTTAATCCCTTGCTGAATTCAACACCGATTTGGGCGGACCAAGCTTCGGTTGTTACACCTTCAACTGCTTCGTTCAACATTTCTAGGATTTCAAGGTCGATTTCCATAGATACGTATTCACTCAATAGAGCAGTCAATTCTGCTTCTGCGTCGATAGAGTGGTAAGCATTCAAGTCTTGAGCCAATTCTGGGGTCCAGACTGCCTTTAACTTACGGGTCTTAGCAACGATTGGTTCGCTGTTTAGTACCAAGTTAACTTCTGGGATACTGATATCAGTATCGATGCTTTGTGTAGCAACGTTACCAGATTGACCAGAACCTTCGCCAGCTGTCTTACCAGCTTCGAAGTCACCACGTAGGTTATCGGTAGGTTGTAGACTATAGATCAACTTAACGTTGCTTGATGGACCACCGAACGCGCTGTTAGAAGCGGATACGATGTATACAGATTGATAGAATGGGTTGCTCAAACTACCAGTGTTAATTGCTTTGGCGTAGGTGTTCAATACTAAACCGTTACTTCTTAAAGATGTTGGTGTACCTGAACCTGAGATCAAGTTGAATGAACGTACTGCATTCAAGTCAACGTTGTACATATATCCCTGACCAGCCACAGGAGTATTATTGTCATCGTGGTTCAAGATAACCTTGAACAATTTCTTAGCTGCTACGGAAGAGCTCAATTCAGCTGCAAATTGTACGTCATTCCAAGAAGCGGTTTGAATTGTGTTACCAGTGTTGGTTACACCGGCATTCTTAGTAAGTGTGATAGCGGAGCTACTTACTGGACGAACTGAATATGCAAAAGCACCTTGTCCGTATAGACCACGTACAGCATCATCGGTTGAACCCAATTTCTTGCCTGTACCACCGAACAAACTGTCGTTCAATTGCTTACCACCACGGGTAGTTACGGAACTACCATTGTTTAAGTTACGCAAATCACTACCAGGAGCGGTTGTACCATACTTGAAGTCTAGATAGAAGATTAGACCAGATGGTAGATTCATTGGTTGAACGCTTACGAATTCCTTCGCAGCGATTTCAGCAAACACACGACGAACCAATGGAAGAGCTACGCCAGCCCATTGTTCTGAACTGGTAGATGTACCAGTTGTGGTTGCTTCGTCGAGCAATTGTTTTGCTTGATTTTCTAATAGGATTGACATATGTGCCTTTTCGACGCCTTTGCATCCTTCTAGGAGGCCTGTCTTTTCCCATTTGCCTTGTAGTCCACGTGTTTCTGCCATCAATTTGGCCTGTGGATTCATATTGTTGGTCAATAGACCTTTAATATCCATACTCATATTTATATCTTTCTTTATTTAATTACTGTTAGGTTTTTACTCGCAAACTAATTTTACTTCTTGATTCCTGCGAGTTTTTGGAATCTTGAAGTCATCTCGTCAGCTTGTGGTTCTACAATAGCAGACACAGGCTTTGTTGATGATACTTGTTTGCTTGCCAAACCTTCGGTGATAGTGTGAGCAGTTGTATTGGTTTTTTTCTTGACAACTGATGCACCGGAATTAAATGATTCGGCTAAAACTGTATATGCCAACTTGACTTCACGGATGTTTCTGGTCAAGTCGAAAGTGTTAATGATCTTAAGTTTTTGATCTTCGGTTAAACTCTTACCTTTGAACAACTTGTTGGTATAAAGCAACTTAGCATTCAATAGGTTGGTTTCAGATAGAACGCCCTTCATAAACTTAACAGTGCTTAGAGCTTCTGATAAGTGTTTCTTAAGAGATTCGTTTTCTTCGTTAATAGCGACCAAAGCTTCTGCCATTTCTTCGGTAGAAACTTCGTCTACATATTCCCCTTCAGATGGAGATGGAATTTGTGCTGGAGCTGGTACTGCAGGTACTTGATCCGCATGTGATTGAGCATCTGGGGTAACAGGAGCTGGAGCTGGCGCTGGTACTGGCGCAGCAGAATCTTCAGCTTCTAGTTCAGCAAGAAGTTCGTCTAGATTAATATCTCCGACTTCATCTGAGTCTTCACCTGCGTCATCCGAACCCATATCGTCAGAACCCATATCTTCAGATACTTCACTTTCCAATTCAGCTAGAATTTCGTCTAGTTCCTGACTTGTTACTTCAGCACCTTCTTCAGCCGCAGCGTCTTCTTCAAGTTTTGCGTCGAATTGTTGTTTACCAGCAACAGTTGTGTTTTTGTTTGCAACTGGGGATGGATTTACTGGTTTTGCAGTCTTAGCTGTTAAACCATCATCTTTACCGATGTTAGAAGATCCAAGCTTTTCTTCAATCTTGGCTTCTTCTTCATCGCCTTCTTCTGCCATTTCTTCTTTGAGTTTGTCCGCAAACATCTCTTTCATACTGTTTGCAAAACTTTCTTCAAGGAAGGTTTTTGCATTTGCCAATGCTGTTTCACGAACAGCCTTTGCATCCGCAATACTTTCTTTTAATAGATCGCTCATAATTATATTTCTGCCTTTCTTATTGTTATTAGTTTATGAAGCTATTGAAGAACTCCAAAGAAGATAAATCGCTGTCACATCAAAGAATGATGTATTTGAATAATAAATATAATTAAAAATGTAAACATATCAAAATATTTTATATTTATTGATATATGCCAGCACAAAGTGAAAAGCAAGCTAGACTATTCAGATTAGTACGAGCCTTACAAAAAGGAAAAATTAAATCTGGAAAAGTATCTCCACAAGTACGTAAAATGGCTAGTACTATAAAACCAAGTAGTGTTAAACATTTTACCAAACTAAAGGAAATACTAAAAAGTCTAAGAGAATCTGAGTATTCACTAAGTGATTTTGATATTATTAAAGGAAAGTCTTTTAATCAAGTGTTGAAAGAAAATGAAGGTGTTCCATTTATCAAAAAAGAAATGTTGATATTTCAAAATAAGCAAAATGGATTTAGCGGATTTGGCAAAACCAATTTTATTCCAAATTCACCGGAAAACACACAGATAGAAACGGAAATATTCAGTAATGGTAGTACAAAGAAGTATGTATTTAAAAAATTAATAGATCAACAAAATGAAAATTTAATTGTTTATGTTTGTTTTGTACAAAGAACTTATCCCGACCGTCCAGAAAAAGAAATATTTAGTATGTTGAGTACTGGTATAGATAAAAACAAAGACTACGAACAAACAAAAGCCTTAGCAGACTTTATAGATAGAATTAACTCTTATGGCCTATAATTTTAATCCCAACTTTTCTAAACACATGAATTCTAAAAAAGATAATTATAAGTTCATAAAAAGAACCGGCGAAGAAAACGCTTATTCAAATCCGGATGTACGTGAAATGAATAATAGTTATAACAAGTACAAATCTCCAAAATTAATTAACTTTATAAATAATGATAATTTTGAAGAAGAAAAAATGTACAAACTTGAAGATATAGATAATCCAAATGGGTGGAATTTTATCGAGATAGATTTGTTAGGCGAAATGGATTTTCGTATAGATGACGAGTACAGAATGTTCTCTGAAATAGAAGTTCCTTCTTTAGATATGGTGAACGAAAAGAGAAAAACCTTCGTCTATAAAACAGACGAAGGTTATGTATTAGAAGCAAATAGAAAATATGTTTTTGACTCGTTTAACGCGATGTTGGAATATATAGATTCTATACCGATGCATTAATACTAACGTTGGTTGTTTGTGGGGTTTCATTCATTGAATCCGCAATCTCAAAATAACGTTCCAATCTCATACCAACTTGTTCATACAACATTTCAAGTTGTTTTTCAATAGCTTTCATCTTTTGTGCTTCTTCGTACATCTTAGCGGCATCACGTTTGATTTCTTTCATATCACGTTCCACCATTTTAGCTTCCATCCATTCGTTGCATTCTTTGATAGCATATCGTTCTGCTAAATTAACAGCTTCCATAATTTTTTGTGCTGTTTCATAGACACTATCAGCTTTTAATCCTTTACGATATTCGTTGTAAGATTTAATAACCCCGACCATTTTTGATTTTTCTTCTTTGGTCAAAGCGACATAAGTCGATTCAGTAGAGTTTTCCAGTAAATGTTTTAATTTCATACTTTATAAATATTATAGTTCTGATAGAATGTTGTGGATAATTCTTTCAACATTACTATATTGGTTAATAATCGTTCTGTGTTGATCAACGCTTTCATTAATTTTACCCTGTGGATACATAAAAGCGCCTTGGGTACTTGGATTGCTTACAAAGTCGAAAGCAATTAAATCAAAATCATCTTGTACAACGTCTGCATTTTCCCTCATATCTTTCTTCACACTACCCAATCCGCGACTACTAATACCCAAAAGAATGCCTGATTGCAATAAATCTTTTAAAATGTTACCGCTAGGTGTAGGGAGAATTTCAACAGTGCCAACTAAATCTTTATTTTCCCACCCCATATCTACGATGTTATGACTTACATTTTTTAAGTTGACAACCGATGATTCTGGATGATCTAATTCACCCATAGCACGACGTTGTTTAACAAAATTCTGCATATATTTCTCAGCTTCTCTCTTCAGTACATCTACTGGATACACACGTCCGTTTTGGTTTTTTGCATCAGCACGTTGTAATACGCCGGTTACGTATAATTTTCCATCTTTAAGAGATTCATTTAAAGATGTTTTTTTAAATTCAAATGGTAAGATATCTATCAGTACTTGTTTCATATATATTAAACTTTAGGTTGTGTTGTTCCTGTTTGTGGATTTTGAGACTGATCGGGAGTAGTTGCATCCTCTTTATCAGCTGTTATTTGGTTTGATGGAACAACATTTTGTTGACTGCCTGGTTCAACTAATGCTTTTGATTTAGCAACTTGATATTGATCCTTTGGCTTCAAATTATCAGCGTTACCTAAAATTTTAAGTTTAAATCCTGGTTTAACAAAGAATTTAGCCACCTTTTGTTTATTTTCCTCGCGGCCTATTATTATGATGACGTATCTATCATAATAATAATCAATCGCCACGCCTGTTACATTGACTGTATAATCTGTTTCAGGCTGTTTATATCCTTTACTAGCTCTAACCACAATCTTCTTACCCAAGATTTTATCCTGAATCGACTTTTGAAGATTGTTCTTTAATGCTTCAGTCGAACTTTTTAATTTTGTATCAAATGATGTAAAGTCAGGAAGAACATCGTATGTTTTTAAATCCACCGACGCGGGTTGTTTAGATTGAACAGGTTGAGCGGGTTGAGTGGGTTGAGCAGGTTGTGGTGTGGCAACTGGTTTATCTTCTTGTTCGTATTTAAGACCATTGAATCCCTCATACATAGGTAAAGCACCTTGTTTATATCCAATTAAATTGGGATCCATATCAGGATCATTATGTTGAACTAAACCATTTTCGTCTGTATATGTATCGCCTAACTCAATTGATTGAGCTGGTGTTGCGTAAGCTGGACCACTGTACATTTGATTCTCTAACTTATATCCATCACTTCTTTTGATAGGTTTAGCTAATTTATAACCCAATTGTGTTGCTGCTCTAACATTCCCCGTACCACGGCGACTGAATGCAAATGGTGTTCTAGCAGCATCTCCGCCAACAGCAACAGGACCAGATGCAACTGCTCCGGTACCAGTTGTACTAGCTTCATTTTTAACCTTTAACTTGGTTAAAATTCTTTTAATCTTTTCTTTAAGATTTTGTTTCATTTTTAACATCAATCTTTTTAATTTCTTCTACCAATTCATATGCATTTAATAAAGAAGTCAATTGATTTTCTTTAATTATACCAGCGCAAGATTTAGTAGAAAATTGACTAATAACTTCGTTTATTTTAATTTTAACTACTTCGGATGTAACGTTTTTTACTTGTTCTTTTAATACAACGCTGATTCGTTTGTATTCTTCATTAACATACTTTGTAAATTTACTAGAGTTTGAAACATTGGTAATATATTCCTTTAATAGTTTCTTTTGATCAGGCAACAAGTTGTTGTATTTATTATTGAAATTTTCAATTAAAAACTTATATGCTAACAATCTTACTTCTGCACTTTGACTTCCATAGATATCCATTGATTCTTGATCTGACTTCTTTTCTTTTGTCAAATTTTCTACAATATATTCTCTGGATTCTATTAACTCGGTAATTTCAAACTTAGCTTCACTTTTATCTTGGTCTTCAAATAATTTATAAATGGAAGCGTATAACTTATAATTTGGGATTTTATTCTTTAAAAAATCATCGATGTTATATTTTTCTTTGATCTCTTTAATGATATTATACTTCTGTTTATTTAATTCTCGTTCATCGATTTTTGAACGTGTTTGTAATACAACGTTCAAAAGTCTCTCGGCTGAAGATATATCTTTACTTTTTTGTTGTAAAATAAAATTATAAAGTTGCACCTCTTTTCCAAGTTCTTTACTTTCATGAAAGTACTTGAACATTAAATTTTTAGTAAATGATTCATCTCTTCCCGCTAGAATGTCCGCTGTTATTTGTCGAGTGAGTAGTTCAAACAATATTCCAGCATTCTTGAATTTTGAATGTTTTGCTTTCTTGTGCATATTATTTATTATTATTTATAAATATAATCAATGTGGTTAAATATATAGGAATTATACTATTCTTTTATATTTTGTTCATCCATAAAAGATTTTTCGCTTCCTTCTCTTAAACTTTCTTTTTCTTGTTCAACCGTTTTTAACAAATCTGTCAGCCCTTTAATAGACTCTAAAGATAATGGCGATGCGTTTTTATATTTATGAGACACTGATAAATCACTACGTCTATTATTTTCTAATGTGCCCAATGGATCTTCGCCAAACGGATATTTACTAGCATCTTTTCTGCCAGTTTGATCACGTTTTTCTGATAACTTTGGGGGAGTTGCTGTTTCACCACCAGCTTCAGCGCCGGTTTCTTTGCCACTTTTATCGCCACCTTCGGGAGCAGCATCAGCACCAGACTCAATACCGCCTGATTCGGCTCCGCCACCACCGCTTTCACCACCTTTATCGTTTTTATTTAAAAATGATAGAGCTGGATCATTGCCTTCTTCTTCAATCTGCTTAAATCTATAATTTCCTTTAGCGTCGTCGATTAGTTGTTTTTGTAGGGTTATCATATCATGATCTGATAAACCAAAGATATTTTCATAAATCCATTTCTTAGAAAATACTTTTTGTTCTTGCATATCTTTGCAAAGTTCCACTTTACTCTTGTATACATCAATTTTTTCTTTCTCAAAGATAGTTGATGGGTTGGTCAATTCAAGAGTGAAATCTACTAATGATTCGTCTCTATATCCCTGACTATATAAATGAATAACTGCAATTTTATTCAATTCACTAACCATAATACGTTGTATACGTTGCACTGTTCTAGCAAATCTTATGTCTTCAGCTGCTAATGTAGCTTTACCACTCAATGATTCATCATACCCCAAAAATGCTTTGGGTATCTTAAGTGCTGCCATCATTTTATTACGAAGATACTCAATGTCATCGGTACCTGTCCACTCTAATCCAGATAAATTTTCGATACTGGTTCCACTATCATTGCCACGAACTGGCAAGAAAAAGTCCTCTACCATGTTTTGTAGATTGAATCTTAAATTATAATCTCCGGTTTCTTGATCCAAATATGGTACCTTTTTCATTTGGTCCATAATGCGTTGCATATGATTATCAACTTCATTTGGTGGGATATTACCAATATCAACTTTGAAAATACGTTTTTCAGGCGCACGCATAATACGGTGAATCAACATTGCGTCTTCCATCAAACTCAATTGTTTCCAAACACGTCGAGCGCCTTCTAAAGAACTTTTTCCATATGGGAGAAAGTTACTATCACTTAATAATCTAAAATGAGCAATTTGATAGTTTTCCAAATCCTCCATCTTGTTTCCATATGGCAAATTAACTTGAAATTTAACGAAGTTTTTATTGGTCAAATGTGCATTTTCTACACGTGTTACATAATATGTACTTAATGGTTCTACCAAATAAACGCCATATTCAGGACTAATATGAAGTCGTAGATAAAAATCACCATATTTAACCATACATCGTGCCCAACTCCATAAATTAAATTCTATGTTCAAAATGTCATAGAATAAATTGTGCAAAATGTTTTTAATTTCATCGTTGGAAGATTTAATATGAATTACTTCACCCATTTCATTTCGGGTTGTACATTCATCTGCGTAAATATCCAATGCGGAGGCTAGAATTGGATCCATATCCATTGTATCATAATCTCTAAACAATTCTACACGACTGCTTTGATATGATAGATTAAAATCTCTTGTGTATTGATTATACGAAGTGGTACGTAATCTATTAAAACGATCTCTTAAACTATTACGATCTGTAGCGTACTGAATTTCATCAGTGTCTATAACTTTTAATTTTTTACCACCAATGTTGCGAACGATTACATCATTTGAAAACAAACGTTTTAAACGAGCGAATAAAGACCGACTTCGTAATTCTTGAAAAGATTTATCTGACATATAATTTATCTATAGTATATAAGTATTTACATCAACCAAGTTAAACTTTCTTTTTTATCATTTACCGTGAAATCCATAGTTTTATGATGATCTGGTACCGCGCTTACTTGTTTCGGAATTGAAATTTGACTTGAGACTTTTGATATTTTTGAAATGATTGCACGGTTATAAGCTATTTGTTCATTTCTAAGCTTCAACGCTGTTTCACGTACCCACAATCCAATTCCAATTGCCATAACTAAATCGTCATTATAACCCCTCATCGCTTCTGCTTTGGGTCCGTTCCAAATGAATACATTCAGTTCTTCATATAGTCTTTTAGACTTCATAATCACTTGTTTTTGTCTAAAAAATAACTCCAAATTACTTACGATTAAAGGTCTATTTTTACTAGTTGTTGTAAATCCAGGAATTAACTTTTTATCAGCTGTGTTTAATTTATTAGAATATGTTTTTTCAACATCAACCATGGTCAAATCTGCCGCGCTATAAAACGTATTTTGGTAATCTCGATCAATAATTTGTTGTAATGTGGCCCATCCTATAGTGTTGTTTTCTACCACCAATAAAGCATTGTTATATTCAGTAGCAACACTAACCAATAAGTTTCCATAATCTTTTGTAGTTAACTGACCTTTATATTCAGCTACTTGTTCCAATGTTTCTATATCTATAACGTGGAACGCACTAAAATCACCACCGTCTCCTCTAGCACAGTCAGCTGTCAATATGTAGTTTTTACTATAATTAGGATAATCCCAGATCCATAGGTCTTGATTGTTACCTCGCTTTTCAACAGGATCTTTTAGATGTGTTTGTTTGTAAAACTCAAGAATATCTACACTTACAACTTGATTACCAGATGTACTAAAGTCGCAATCACATTCTTGTGTTGCACCTTTTACTCCTGACAACTCAGTTTGTTTATCTCTCCACGTTTGATCTCTTTCTGGGTGTAAATGCCAAGGTAATCTAATTGTTTTAAAATTATTCTTGCCTTCTTCAGATTCAACCCAAATTTTATGGAAGAAATTGCCAACGCCGTTCGGCGTACTTAGTATAATAGCTCTACCACCAGTAGACAGTGTATATTGAGACGACAGCCAAATTTCTTCAATGCCATCGATAAATGCGGCTTCGTCGATAATTAGTAAAGATAGTGCTGATGAACGGCCTGCTGTACCAGCAGATGAAACTGCTTTGATTTGAGATCCGTTCTTTAATCGCAATGATAATCTATTATCTTCTACACAAGGAACTTTTAACCAACTCGGAAGATTGTCATTCGCAAATCTTACCTTAGTGACAATTTCTTTCGCTGTTTCTTGCGTAATACTAATACAAAGAATGTTCTTATCATTATGAAATGTCATTAACCACAAACTATAAGCGGCTGTAAGGGTACTGATACCCATCTGACGACTCTTAAGAACAATGTTTAATTGATTATCAACAAAGTTTTGTAAAGCATCTTCTTGAAATGGATATAGTTCGAATGCAACCGTGCCTCTAATAGGATGTTGAATCTTAACATACTTCTTCATGAAGTATATAGGATCCTCTATACACTTCTTATACTCTTGTTTTATTATTTCTCTGAGATTTGGCTGACTCATATTTTTCTTCGTATTCTTTTATCTTAACGGTCAGTTCATCTAATCGTATATCAATAACCCCTATATCTTTAATTAAATCTTCTAATATTTTATTGTAATCTATATTACCATCCCATTTTTCAAATGATCCATCTTCTTCAAGAAACGTGACATCTTTATCTTTATTCTCTTCACAGAACTTTTTACTTTCCTCAAACTTTTTCTTATAATCTTCCAAGATACCACGTTCGTTTTTAAGATCTTGCAATTCGTTATAAACTTCAAACACACCCATTAACTTTAGCTCAGTTTGAAAATTAATAAAACAATCATAACAATATCCAGTTTTAGGCCAAACTCGGTCGTCCAAATAATTGCCCCATCGAACATCCATATTACACGTTTTACAACGTTTTTCATTAATAATCGTAGCACGTTTTGAAACTCTACGTTTACTTTTATTTTTCCAAACCCATTTGTGTCCTTGACTATCCTCCCATTCTTCACCTTCTTTGCGTTTATCGTTCTCTAAATTGGCATCATAGCCAACTTGTACGAATGGACGATTACCTTCTAGGTAATCTTTAACGATGCCTAGATTACTTTTACCTGATGCTTTCTTCATAACAAATACGTATTTATTTTATTTCTTAAACTTACTTCCGAGCCCTTTTATAATAAAACTTCCTGTAATTTTAAATGG